GAGACAAAAAATAAAGATCGACAGGCAGAATATGAGAGCATTTCAGAAACAGATAACAAAGTTATTATTGCTACGTATCAGGTAGCAGCAGTGGGTATCAATATACCTAGAATTTTCAATGTTGTTTTAGTAGAGCCAGGGAAATCATTTGTTCGAACAATACAATCAATAGGCAGAGGATTACGTAAGGCAAAAGACAAAGATCATGTAGAAATCTGGGATATTAACAGTTCTTGTAAATTTTCCAAAAGACACTTGACTAAAAGAAAAGAATTCTACAAAGAGGTAGAGTATAATTACAGTATAGAAAAGGTTAATTGGAAATAATGAGATTACTAGTTTTAGATAACAATTCAAGTTTTGAAATAAATGAAATACCAGATGAAGTCGATGATATCAGATTTTGCGTATTAGATAATAGCGATCCAAAAAATCCTGATTATTTTTTCATTCCGCTAATATTCTTAGAAAGCTTTAATGCACCAGCATTGGTTCTTAAAATAGGCGAAAACATAATTAAGATGCCAATAGATTGGCAATTATTAATAGGTGAATCAGAGGTAGGCGATTTAGAAGTTGTACCACTAACGTCAATTAATGATCGTGGTTTTAGTGCTTTTGCATTTAATCCTCTATCTAGTTTTAGGCCTACATTTTTGCCCGTCGAAGTAATTGACATCTATCAGGACGTTAAATGGTATTTTCCTAAATTAAAATCTGGCCAGCTATTAGCTGTTCCACTAGAAACAAATACCAATGGATCATTGTGTGTTTATTTTGTAAAAGATATTAGTAGACAATGTGAAATCGTTAACTATACGAAAGCATGGTAAAAATGTATACTGAACCAGAAGTCATACAAACTATAGATAGACTGGCTAAAATATTCTTAGAAAGTTATCCAGATAATAAACAGTCAATAGACCTGTTCATTCGTTGGATTTATTCTCAATATGGATATCAATTTCCTCACACACCACAAAAATGAGTGATCGTTTAAGTCTTGCCAGCGAACTTGCCGCCCTAAATAAAAAAAATCGTGCATTTTATGATGATTTGTCAGATGAGGAGAAGAAAAAGTTCAGTGCATACCTACTGCTAAAATATGGTGCAAATATTGAAGGTTCGTTTGAACTACAAGAATGGTATTTACGTGCGGTAAATGAATACGTAAACATAAATTTCTTTATTCTAAACAAGCATCCAAAATTGCAATGGTTAGCACTAACTGCGGTAAGTCCTAATTTTGGTAATCAACGACATTACTGGTTAAATTCAAAGAAAAAAAGTTCTGGCGATCCTAGCAAGAAAATCAAATTTCTGTTAAAATTGTATCCTACACATAAACTCAAAGATATTGAATTGCTAGCTAATCTAAATACTACGCAAGATTTGCATGAGCTGGCAATTTCGTTAGGCATGTCGGACAGTGATATAAAAAAAGAGTTAGGTTAGTATGTTGACACAGATTGTAAATGCATATGTCGAAATGAGCAAACATTCACCACCCGTGGTAAGTAAATATGTATGTAAATACTGTAATAAATCTTATGTCCGTGAATCAACTTTGACATCGCATTTGTGTGAACTAAAGCGCAGATTTCAACAAGAAAAGGAACAAGGCGTACAGTTCGGCTATCATGCATACAACAAATTTTATGAATTTTCTCAGCCTGGAAATAAAGCAAAAACATACGATGATTTTGTTCGTAGTGATTTTTACATAGCATTCGTCAAATATGGCAGATATCAGGTTGCTATTAGAACAGTAAACTTTGCAAGTTTCACTCAGTGGCTGTTAAAGAACAATAAAAAATTAGATTACTGGACAAAAGAAGAATATTACACTGATTGGCTGAAGTCATATCTACAAATAGAATCGGTAGATGATGCGCTAGATCGTAGCTTTCTAGAAATGCAAAATTATGCCGATCATGAATCTCAAACTATAACAAGCTTTAATAACTATTTCAGAAATGGATCGAAAAATAGAATCATAAGTCATATACAATCTGGCAGAATCAGTCCATGGATAGTATATAACTGTGCTAGTGGTATTGAATTTTTAGATAACTTAAATGAAGAGCAAGTTGATATACTATTGCCATATATTGATCCAGATTTTTGGCAGAAGAAATTTTCAACACATAAAAAAGACGTTGATTGGTTAAAAACTGTTTTGAGTGAGGCTGGACTATGACCGAAGTAAAAATTGAAATTAAAAACATTCCTGAAGCATACCGTTTATTGAATAAACTCACAGACGCAGGATATGTAAAACAAAAAGATTTTACTTGGGAAATTAAGAATCATATTAGAGACTTTTTCTTTGATTCTGGCATGAAGCCTCAAGAACCACGACATGTAGTTTTTACTTTTGTTGATCCAAGTGTTGCATGTTGGTTTAAGTTGGCTACATGAACAACATTAAATTTACCAGTGATATTGACATAGATTTTGCTTCGCGTGACGAGGCACTTAAATTGTTGAAACATATACCAGCGGCGATCAATAGAGATGCGGCATGGGTAAAGCACAATACTGGTGTGTATTTTACTGATATACCTATTGATCCTATAAATGAAATTGCTAGTATAGATCACGGGATAGCAGAAAATCGCGGCTATGTTAAATTAGATTTCCTTAATGTACATGTTTATACATTAATCAAATCACAAGCACATCTGGATGAATTGTTAGCACAAACGCCAGATTGGAATAAAATTTACGATATTGACTTTTGTAAACAAGTTATTCATATCAACAATCATTATGCTAGTTTGATAAAGATGCCAGAAAGAATTGATTCAATATTGAAATTGGCTATGTTTCTTAGCGTAATACGCCCATCAAAACGTCATCTTATTGGTAAATCATGGAATGAAGTTGGTAAAACTATATGGGAGAAACCTACTGATGGCACTTACTACTATAAAAAATCACATGCGGTTGCCTATGCACATTTAACCGCGGTGCATATTAATCTATTAAATAATCTTTCTAACTAGAGTAATAGATTTTTTCTTACTACGTTTTTGTGCTGCCTCTTTTAAACTTAAAACTGGACCATATTTAATGGTAACATCTTTGCTATTAAATGTTTTTAGTGTGCCTCTGAATTGAATCCAATCTGACTTCAAGAATATATTAATAGGCACCAATCTATTGCTTTCCCACCACCAAATTTCTCCTAGTTCAAGATACAATTTTTTTTGATCTTGCAATTTAATTACACCGTAGTCATAAATACTGGTAATTATATCGTCTAAATTTTGTATTATCCCTATATATTCTTGTCCACCATAAGTTACATAACTTAAAAAAGGATAAGAATCAAGCAATTCTTTATAATTTTCTTCCATTCCATTATTTATTTTTGGAATGAAAGACTATTTATTTCTGCCGCGATTATCATAAATACTAGATGCAAACCATAGTAAGTTACTATTACGATAATCTGATAGAAATACAGCTTGATATATCAGCCAGTGGGTTGGAAATAGCAACAAATCAAAGGAACAGAGTTGTGTATACACGAACCATACAAATGTACAAGAACATCAATAATGTTCTAAAGTTTCAATTTCTTAACTCAGAGCAAAAGCCTATCAACATGGGTACCATGAGTGCTACATTTAATATTGTGGACGATTATGTATTCGCAAATGCTACTACCGTCTTGAGTTCGAATATTACTATTTACAATAGTCCCCAGGGTTTAGGCTATACGATTATCAGTGGAAATGATTTTGTTCAATTAGATCGTGAAACTTACACATATAACGTAAAGATTAATTCAAGCATCGGTAATGTAGTTGGCTACGTTGATGATAATTACAGTGCAGTGGGACAAATTTTTGTTAGTAACAGTGCATATCCCGTTAATCCTCCAGTAAATCTTGATTTAGGACAGATTGCTGATCCTACGATAAGTGCGATATATGATTTTGGTAATATTTAAGGACCTAGAATGGACAATTTGTTAGACATACCGACTGGACCGCAAGGTCCACAAGGACCACAAGGACCACAAGGACCGCGAGGTCCTCAAGGCTCACAGGGGCCACAAGGACCGCAAGGTCCAGCAGGCGTCAGAGGTACACAAGGACCACAAGGATCAATTGGCCCACAAGGGTCATAAGGACCTACTGGACCTCAAGGCGCGCAGGGCCCACAAGGATCACAAGGACCGCAAGGTCCTAGAGGACCAGCTGGTCCATTAGGTTTGATTGGCCCAGAAGGCCCGCAAGGTTCTCAAGGTCCACAGGGACCACAAGGACCGCAGGGACCTCAAGGTCCACAGGGTGAACAAGGCATTCAAGGGCCGCAAGGACCACAAGGGTCACAGGGCATACAAGGACCACAAGGACCTCAAGGTCCACAAGGTGAGCAGGGCATACAAGGACCACAAGGCATACAAGGACCACAGGGACCACAGGGATCACAAGGTGAACAGGGACTACAGGGTCCACAAGGACCTCAAGGACCACAAGGTGATGCAAGTAATGTACCTGGACCTCAGGGACCACAAGGTCCGCAAGGTCCGCAAGGTCCAACAATAACAGTCGAAAGTAATAGTATTGTTGTTACCACAAATTTATCAAGTATTAATTTTACTGGAAACGGTGTAATCACTACTAATGTAGGAGATGACGTTACCGTAGAAATTGAAGGTGTACAATCTTCGATTTATGATCTAGGTTCAATTAGTGGTAGTTTTACACCCAATAGATCATTAGCGATAGTACAAACGGCTACTTTGACTGGAAATATAACATTAAACTTACCAATAAATATGGAAACTGGTC